CTAATTCCCCTTCGTTACTTCCCTCGCCCACTCCTGCAGGTACTCGAGCGCCGCTTGATCCTGCTTCATTCCTCGGCGGATATCCCAAACAGCGCGTCCAGCTGCTGCACTGAGTTCGACGCTGGCTGCATCGCCCACGCTGCCGGCGCCGGTGGCGGCGGACACGATGGCGTCGGCTCTGGCAACCTTGACTTCGATCCGCAGGCGGCGACGCTCATCGTTAGCAGAGCTATACAGACGCTCGAGGCGATCGTTTTCGGTGAGTGCATGGCTCAGTCTCTCGGTTGATTGTTGGTCGGCCTTGGCCAAGCGCTGCTCGAGCGCCAGACGGTCGGACTGCTGTTTGAGGATCACCGCAGCATTTGCCTCAGCAACCTGGCGCAGGAATGTCTCGTGCGTCGCCGCCTGATCGGCCAGGCGCTTGCCGTAGGCATTCCCCTGCCACTGCCACGCCCCGGCAGCCGAAAGGGCCATCAGCGCAAGCACAGCGGCTCCTGCAGCGATCAGCTTGTACTGCTTGAACAGGGCGATCATCGCATCACCTCACGGACTGCTGCGGCGAAGTTCCGTCCCCACTTGGCGCGGAGCTCGGCGCGCTGCTCGGCAGTCCCTCTGTCATAGGCGCCAGGGCGCCACGTCTTCAGGTACAGCTTCCAGCCGCCTTCCACGTCATCCTCGCTCGGCAGCCTGCCCGGGTCGCTCCAGAGCAGAAGGCGAGCCAGCCCAGCGGCCAGCACGTCGTCGTGTTCAATGGCGTTCCAGATCGACCGATTGTCCGGCGCAACGCCGCGGGCACGGTACAGCGCCGCAGCATGGGCCTCGGTCGCCTCATGCTTGCGAACGCCGGCCACCATCCCGCCGCCGAGCTCACCTTGCCAGAACGATCTGGCAGGACCATTGCCCATTTGGCGGCGATGGACGAACCGGCTTTCCTGCAGTCCGATAGCCAGCAGCATGATCTCAGCCTCTCGGCTAGACATACGCGCAGGCAGCAGCGCGAGAGCGGGCGCTATGGCTCGCTCCCGTAGTTCTGAGAGGGTCATGATTTTCTTCCAGGCAGAAAAAAGCCCCGACTGGCGGGGCTGTTAGGCGAATACTAGGGTGTGGGCTCCGACAGGGATCGGGTTAACCGCCTGCGCCCATGTCAGCTCAACCGTTTCCGAGCCAGAAAAGCTCATTGCAGACTTTGGTACAGCCGCCGCCCCGTCGATGGACAAGGAGGTAAACGGCACGTCCGCTATGCTCGAAAACGGGCCGACTATGGTCATGTACATAGCTCCAGAGGCCCACTCTATCGACTGCAGCTCTCCGCGCGCACCGCTTACGTTAGCGGCCCCAGCGAACACGTTAGCGAACTGCGGAGTAATCGACCCATATAGCCCCTTGTAGAAACCAGTAACCCCCGAGGCTACGGTGCTTGCCGCAGAGCTAAGCGACACGTTGACAGGTACGGCGGTAGCCCGCGCAAAGCCCGCCACCACACCGGGCATCATGCGGCCACCGTTTGGCCGATCACGTCCCATTCGTTCGTGGCGACCTTCTTGAGGGTTACGGTCATGCGCGCCGTCATGCTTAGCGTGCCGCCCGATGGGGCGTTCAGCGTTACGCCACTGGCGGCCGCCAGGGTAACGTTGCCCAGCGCTCGGACGGTGATCTCGGTGCCGACATCGAACGCCACGGATGCGTTTGTTGGAACTGTCAGCGTGATAGCGCTCGTCGTGCCGGGGCGCAGGTAGTTCCAGGCGTCCGTCAGGGCCAGCGTGCGGCTGGTGGCCGTCGTGACGATCGAGGACTTGTCCTGCTTGGCCGTGGGGTTGAAGTTGCCTTCGTGAAACAGCTCGGTCCAGGGCGTTCCTGAGCCGTCATTGACTTGACGTGTCCAGAGGCGGAAGGCCCCGTTCATGTATAACTGCGCAATCTGAGCAACATGGTTGGCGGAGTAGCGACCAAGCACCGTAAGCATGTAGTCGCCGCTCACTCCAGGGGGGTGCGTTCCGTTTGGAGTTGCTGTCCTAAAAACACGATATGTCCCGTTCGGGACCCGATGATCATCTACAGAAGGCCCAGGGAAATTAACGTTCACCGTCCCCCCGGCTGAACCAAAAGCCCCCACCGCCATCAGCGCCCCGGCAGTAGTGTCGGTTGGGTTGGCCTGCTTGACGAGGTTGCCGGTGTGCCAGACCTCTTGCCAGGCCGCCCAGCTACCGCTCTTATACCTAAATCCTAGGCGTCCACCTCCAAATCGCCCAACGATTATTTGAGCGCCATATGCGGCTGCCTCACTCTGCTGAACGGAAAACACGCTGTAGCGTGTAAGGCCCCACTCCGGCGCACCAAGGGTTGTATTGATCGACGAGTAAGCGCCACCTGGCAGGGAGTCGAGGGATACTGAATCAGCAACAGACGAAGCTCCTCCAACCCCGAAATCGCCACGTCTCACCAAGGCCCCTGGAGTGGTGTCGGCTTCTGAGCTTAACACTGGCGAAAATGCTGCGCTTCCAAGGGCATTGAGCTTCGCCTGAATCTTCCCGAGCGCCGTCAAGACTGTATCCGTCGCCGCGACTGCCGCAGAACTGGCCAGGCTCAGCCCGGTCAGCACGGTGTTGCGCACGCGCGACTCGTTGAAATAGAGGTTCGTCGAGCCCTCGGCCAGGGCATCGGTGGTGCCTGGCGAGGGGTTGATCTCGGCATACACCGATCCGGTCCAGCGGTACTGGCGCGTCGGATTCGCCGCGGTGCCTTGGTTGATGGCGATGTATATCTTCCCCGTCTCGCCGGTAGCCGGGAAGTTGGCTGCGCTCAGATACTCCAGCACGTCATCGACGTAGCTCGGCAGCTGGCTGGCAGGAATACGCGCGAACTGGTCCAGAGTGGCCACGCCGCCAGACACGCCGCGCTCGGTCGTGTTGATCTTCCCGTCGAGCGCCGTCTGCAAACCAGTCACGGTGCTGATCGCCTGCGTGCCGGTATGAGTCGTGCGGTCACGCAGCTGGGCGTCCGTGGCGTTTGCCGTGGCGCCGGCCGCGATGCCATCGAGCTTTGTCTTCATCGCGCTGGCAGCCCACCAGGCTGCGATCGCCTGGAACACGCGCTGGGCGGTCCAGGCGCGACGAGTCGTGGCGGTGCCGGCTTCAGCTTCGGCCTGGGTGACGGTCGATGCCGTCCATTCGCGAGCGTCAGTGAGCCGGCTGTCGCTTGTCGCGATGCCCAGCTGCTTGACGGTGTTGTCGCTGTGCTTGGTGTATAGCTTGGCGTCGGCGGTATTGACCGCCAGTTCGCCAATTTCGAGGTCGGCTGCAAGCGGGACTTTAGCCGCCACGGTCGACTTCTTGGTGAGTACGCGCGCCATATTGATGGGCTCCGAACGGAATTAGAAGGTGCCGCCGTCGACCAATTCGACAGCAAGGGTGACGAAGCCATTGCTGGCGTCTTTGGTCATTGCCATTGAGGCGTTCATGCGAAGCACGCCGTCGGTGCCATCGGTTCCCCACAGGTAACCGGAAGTCCCGCCAGCCACTACGGCGACCTTTTCATCCGCAGTCCCCTCTGGAATGTTCAGCGCGGTCTTGAATGCGTTGAAGGTGAGCTTCTTCTCCTTCTGCCCGGCAGCCTCGCTGGCGTCGTGAATGATAAGAAGGTCTGTTGCGCCATCGATCGCGGCCAGAGTGGTGAGGTCGTCGATTGCCGGAACGACTGGCAGCTTCGTTGTGGCGTCGGTCGCGACGTGCAGAGTTCCGCGGTCAGTGGTGACCATCGGCTCGCCGGACAGCATCCCGGAGGTGGGCAGGTTGGCCTTGATGCCGCGTTTCAGCTGAAGACGTGTTGCCATGGGTGTGATTCCTTAATTGAAGGTGCCGCCGTCGATGGTTTGCAGGTCGAGGTTGGCGCGCGCCTCGGCCTTGGCTTGTTCGGTCGTGAGTTCGGAGAAGCGGTTGCCGACCTGGAAAAAGTCGCCCGTTGCGGAGTTGACGCCGGGCGGCCCCTGCTCGCCGGCCATGACGACGACCGTCTCGGCGTCTGGCTCCAGGCCGATCGCGTATTCGGCGCCGGCCTCGATGACCAGCACCTCAGGATCACCGCAGATCGCGATGCTCATGTGGTCACCTCGCGGCTGACGGTGACGGCCCCCTGCAGGTAGCGCTGGACGGTGCCGTCCGCGTACTCGACCTCGAGGTCGTACACAGCCTCCGCCCAGGCAAGCGCAGCGGTTTGGGATGCGCTCATGGTGCGCGTCAGCGTGCCGGGGCCAGTAATGGCCAGACCATCGTTCTCCGTGGTCAGCTCGAGCAGCAGAGCACCGCCGACGCCTGCGCGAATCTGCATGCGGGCTGTGGCGCCGGTCAGGTCTACCGGTGGCTTGTAGATCAGCTGCCCGCCGGTTGGGTTGAGGCCAAACGCGGAGAGCGCGTTTATCTCCAGCGTGTCAGCGTCGACCACGGTGACGCGGTGCGGGCGCTCGCGTGTCGAGCGGTTGACGCCCTGCAGGCCGCTCACACCATCGACCCATGCCAACCAGTTTCCCGGCAGCGCGTGGTCTACGGTGAGGCGCAGCGGTGACCCACCGAGCGCGGTGATCGGCCGGTATTCGTAGCGCGGCTGCATCAACCGCAGGGTGTCGCGCAGGGTCGAGCCCTGCACGATGTGCAGATCGAGTTTTGCTGGCTGCATGGTTGCTCCGGGCAAAAGAAAGCCCGCGCTTGGCGGGCTGTGCGTCGTTGTGTTGGGTCAGACCCAGGTGTAGCGCTCGCCGCCAACCAGGCTGCGCACCACCTGCCCGGTCACCGGGTTGTAGCTGCCGGTCTGAAAGTTGGTGTGGTGCTGCCAGAGCGCGAGATTGAAGTTGCCGCGGTCATTCCGGTCGCCCGGGTAGAGATTCCCGGTGGAGCGATACCCTGCATCGACCCCTGCCGGGGTCATACAGGCGCTGGCGGTGTACTCGCAAAAATCCGTTTTCTCCGCCCGCACGATCGCGCCGCGCACCTTGTTGGAGAACTCGTGCGCCAGGTTGACCGTGACGTTGAACGTCGTGGCGAACCCGGCAGC